GCTGCAATCTGAACTATAGCGTGATGTGTTAAGGCTAACATCGCCCAAGAGGAAAGAGCTCCCATAGGTTGTCCAACTGAATAGCGGTAATTACCGTTACTTGAAGGGAATAAAGAAGTTGATAGGGAATAATCCCTATCAACTAATAAATCCTTTCAAGCTATAGCTGTATCTTTATCATTAAAGAGTTCAGCTAATAGATCAACTTGGATATCAATGGGGAGTCTGTCAGTCGCGGCACTTAAATCAAAACTATAAAGTTCCTTAAGACCTTTATCAATAAGCCTTTTTACAGGTTTTAATTGATCAAAAGTCCCATCACTAGGAATATTCTTTAAAATATTAAAGAGATTCTTATGAAGAGGAGCTAATAGAGATTGAGTTCAAGCGTCAACGATTGCAAAGACTCTAACCTTTCCTGCGGGTTCTTGTTTAAGAGCTAACTTACCCACTTTTAGCTGGCTTACTCCTTCACTAGGAATTCAGAATTTTAATAGATCATCGACTTCTCGATTTTCATAAAAAGTTCGTATCTCCTGATGAAGTTTATCAATAAGACCTTGGCAATTTGTGTTTATTGCAAACACAGTGAAAGCCTTAAGTAGTTTCGGATTTCTCGTTAATGCTAATGCATCAAGCGGATATCCTAACAACTGGTTCTTATGATTTGGGCCAGCAGTGGTTAAAGTTATAAGTCGGCGCCTAACAACAAAAGGACTTCTGTCCGCATCAAAGTACTCTTTTGTCTTTTTATCGACAAAGGAAGACTTTAACTGTTGTACTACCGAAATTATCTCAGGAGTGGTTTTAAACACACCTTTGAAAGGACTAGTTATAGTCTCTAATTTCAGTTTTGGGGCCGCCGGCATAACTCTAAATACCGACAACACAGTCAAGACAACCTTGATAATTCTCAGGTCTTTTGCCTCCATTCGGAGACGAAGATCACCGGGAATAATCAAAGGAAGTCCACGACATATAGCCACTCGCGGTTCCTCGGAACTCTGAGTATGCTCTCCCGCAACGTGTTTCTGACAGAGTCGAACACATTCTTTAAGATACTGACAAGTAAAGGTCATTCCCGAAAGTTTGACCATTCTTTCAATTCTTAATCCCAACTTTAACAAGCTGGGGCGGAAGTTACTATGATTTAATCCAAACAGTCAGACTGAAATCTTAATGAATTTAATATACGAATTTCATGAGAATTTCGTATAATTATTAAGTTTCCATTCAAATTGTCTGTTCATAAGTAAATAATAATAATTTTATTTCACTATCGAACAGGTAATTAGCATTAGGGCCACCATCTCTTTCGAGTGATAGGCGGACACCTGATGTCTCTACCGGTTTATACACCTGTTCGCCTGCAAAGGCTGCCCATTTTCTTATCCTGGGCCGGATGTATAAACTTGTGATTAACCCAAGCAAAGCTTGCGGAGCACCACGGTGTTGGAACGAGAAGTTGGTCCAAAGACCGATTAAATCAGAG